ATGGCAATTTTTTATAAAGATGGTTTTTATAACAACGACCACGGCGGTTTTGTACCTGAAGGGGCTTGTGAAATTTCGGAAGAAACCTACCGCTTGTTACTTGAAGGACAAGCTCAAGGTAAGCTAATCGTTGCTGATGATGAAGGGCTTCCGATTTTAGTTGAACCAGCGCCGATGCCTATTGAAGAACAACGCCAACAAACCCGTAATGCTATCAACACCCTACGAGACAAAAAAATCAACGGCGGTGTTTATGTGTCAGCGATTGACAAATGGATTGATACCGATGCCACCGCTGAACGCAATATCTTGTCTGTCAAAGCCACATTTGACTTATTCGGCGACCAAGAAATTCCGTGGACGTTCGCCGATAATTCGGTGGCGATGATTAATAAAGAAAAATTGTTAGTCATTTGGCAGGTGTTAATGGAAGCCAAAACGAACAATCACGCTAATGCCTTGAAGCATAAAGCGATGGTGGAACAAGTAGAAAACCCACTTGAATATGATTATTCGAGTGGGTGGACGCAGACTTATGAGGAGTTTGTAAATGAACAAATCTAAATTGCTATTGTGGTTGTATCACGTTGTGATTGCCATTGACCAACTATTTAACGCCCTAACAGGCGGTGCGGCAGATGAAACCTTTTCAAGCCGTTGCTACCGTGGGGCGATACTTGCCGAGAAGCCACGCAAGCGGTGGCGTTTTTGGTTTGCTTTTATCAATGGGCTGTTTTTTGATAAACAGCATTGCCAAACCGCCTACGAAAGCGAAGTTAAACGCAAGCAATATCCCCCAGAGTTTAGCAAAATCCGCTGATTGTTATCCCCAAATCCACACTTCCAACCGCTCGCTTCAGGGCGGTTTTCTTTTCACAATAGCCTTCAATTTATCCCCTTTTATTTAAACAGAAGGATTTTCTATGGACTATCTACACGGTGTTCGAGTACTGGAAATCAACGAAGGCACACGACCAATTCGAACCATTGCCACCGCAATTATCGGAATGGTGTGTACTGCCGATGATGCCGACAGTGCAACTTTCCCCCTCAATAAACCTGTTTTAATTACCGATCCTGTCGCTGCAATTGGCAAAGCTGGCACACAAGGCACATTGGCACGCAGTCTTGACGCTATCGGTGATTCTGTTAAAACCCCTGTGATTGTGGTGCGTGTTGCCCACGATGAAAACGCCGATACACTCACTGCAAATGTGATTGGTACAGTGACCGATCAAGGCGAATACACAGGCTTAAAAGCCTTGCTGGTGGCAAATACCGTCTGCGGTTTTAAACCACGCATCTTAGGCGTGCCTGAATTGGATAATCAAGCGGTGGCAACGGAGCTTGCCAGTATCTGTAAAAAATTGCGTGCTTTTGGCTATATCAGCTCAAACGGTGCGAAAACCCGTGATGCGGCTATTCAATATGCCCGCAATTTCGGACAACGTGAATTGATGATGATCCACGGTGATTTTGTTTCTTTTGACACTGCAACAAAATCCTACAAACCGAACTCTGCCGTTGCTCGTGCATTGGGCTTGCGTGCCTTGTTAGATAAAACCGTCGGCTGGCACAAAAACCTGTCTAACGTAGTAATTGATGGGGTGACGGGTGTCACTATCCCGATGTCTTTTGATATTCAAGATTCAAGCACTGACGTGAATATGCTCAATGAGAAAAACATTTCCGTGCCAATCAACTTCAACGGCTATCGCATTTGGGGCGGTCGCACCTTATCAAGCGATAAACTTTTTGCTTTTGAGCAGTACACCCGAACCGCTCAGATTATTGCGGACACCTTCAGCGAAGCGTTCGACTGGGCGATTGATAAACCGCTTACACCAAGTTTGGTGAAAGATATGCTGGAAATGATCAACCAAAAATTCCGTTACTGGAAAAATTTAGGTTATATCGTGGACGGCTCGGCTTGGGTCGATGCCGATATTAACACCAAAGACATTATCAAAGATGGTCAGTTCTTTATTGATTATGACTATACCCCGATGCCGTCGTTGGAAAACCTGAATTTACGTCAGCGTATTACCGACAAATACTTGATGGACTTTGCGGCGAAAGTGGCTGCGGCATAAAAATCCCCCCTAGCCCCCTTTTTCAAAGGGGGGAATGTTGAATAAGGAAAAAATATGGCTTTACCACGATTATTAAAATTGATGAACGTCTTCAATAACGGTTTTGGTTATGAAGGCGTGGCAGAAGAAGTCGAATTGCCGAAATTGACGATGAAGCAAGAAGATTTTCGCACAGGCGGTATGTTGGGCGAAGTGTCGGCAAATTTAGGCTTAGAAAAATTAGAGATGACCCACAAATACGCTGGCATTGTGCCAGAGTTATTCAAAGGGTTTGCCACAGATACCATTGACAGCGAATTAATTCGTTTTGCGGGTAGCTATCAACGTGACGACACAGGCGAAATTACCGCCGTTGAAGTGTTGGTGCGTGGTCGCCACACAGAGTTAGACGGTGGCAGTAGCAAAACAGGGGAAAAAACCGAAACTACGATTAAATCGGCACTTTCCTACTACAAGCTAACGGTGGACGGCAAGGAATTGATTGAGATTGATTTAATCAATTCGGTGTTCAAAGTGGACGGCAAAGATCGTTATGCACAACACCGTGCGGCGATTGGGCTTTAATATCTAAGATGAAAACGGACACACGCAGTGTGTCCCTACAAGGAAAAAACAATGAAAAAGAAAACTGATCTAAATGTGACAACAGTCAAATTAAAAGCAGGCATTGTGCGTGCTGAACAGACCATTACCGAAATTCAGGTGCGTAAGCCAAACATTCAGGCACTCAAAGGCTTGAAGTTGCTCGATTTAATGCAGTCGGATGTAAACAGCATCATCACTTTACTGCCCCGAATTACCCAGCCGATGTTGCATAAATCCGACATTGACCGCTTAGATGTGGCTGATTTTACTAAACTCACTGGGGCTGTCTTTGAAGTGATGAACTTGAATGAAGATGACATCGAAAGTGACGAAGAGGGAAAGTCCGACTCATCCCTTATTGCGTAGAAGATGCCATTGCTGACATCGCTATTGTGTTCCATTGGCAACCCAATGCCTTTGACGATATGTATCTTGATGAATTAATGCAATGGCGAGAGCAAGCACGAAAACGGACAGAAACCAACGAAGAATAAGACAAGCGGTCGGATAACGAGAAAAATTTGCAAAAAAATCTCAATATCTGACCGCTTGTTATATTAAGGAAATTAAATGCTCCAAAACTCCGCTATGATGTGCCTTGGGTTGTTTGTTTTTATGCGACAAACCGTACCCTACCAAGAAACCAGCCGAGAATTATCGTGGAACCACCCGACAAACAGTGTCGTGGGGAAATTGCCACGCACGCAGTTTACAGGCAAAGCCAGCGAAACGATGACGATTAGCGGGACATTAATCCCTGAACTGACAGGCGGTCGATTAAGTTTAACGGCGTTGGAATTAATGGCAGAGCAAGGCAAGCCCTATCCGTTAATTGATGGGGCAACGTTTATGGTGTTAGGCTGGTTTGTGATTGAAAATATCAGCGTGCAAAGTAGCCTTTTCTTTGGTGACGGTGCGCCACGTCGCCTTGATTTTTCCCTGTCGCTAAAACGGGTCGATGACTCAATGATGACCGAAATCAGCGACGACATTATGAGCTTACTATGAATTTACTTGATAGATTAAAGCAAAACGGTCACCGTATTCCTGCCTTTCATCTTACCGTTCGACCAAATCCGAAAAAATCCACAGGCGGAACGAAAGACATCACTACTCTACTCTCCCAACGCTTGATGAATTTAACCCTGACGGACAGTCGGGGCTTTGAAGCCGATCAGCTCGATTTTACCTTAGATGATACCGACGGCTTGTTGGAACTGCCGAGCCGTGGAGCGATTTTATCTCTTGGGCTAGGTTGGAAAGATGAAGCCTTGACCTTTAAGGGTGAATACACCGTGGACGAAGTAGAGCATTCAGGCGCTCCCGACTGTGTCACCATTCGGGCAAGGTCGGCGGACTTGCGTGGCAGTTTAATGAACCGACACGAGCGAAGTTTTCACAAAACCACGCTAGGCAAAATCGTGCAACAGATTGCCGACGAAAACCAACTACAAGCGATGGTGGGCGATGCGTACAAAAACCTTGAGATTAAGCATATTGACCAAACGGACGAAAGCTCAATCAGCTTTTTAACTCGCCTTGCCGAAGAACACGATGCGATAGCCACCGTTAAAAATGGCCGATTATTGTTTATTAAATCGGGCAAATCCACCACTGCAAGCGGTCAGAAACTGCCTGAATTTATCCTCACCCGACAAGATGGCGACAGTCACCGCTTTGCCATTGCTGAAGGGGATAACTACAAAGCGGTTAAAGCCTACTGGCACGACACCGCAACGGGCAAGCGTGGAGAAGTGATTATTGATGAAAATACCGAAGTGAAGAAGGTCAATAAAACCACCAAGAAAGGCAAAATCAGCAAAAAGCAGACCACCGTTATTCAGCAAAATAAGCCTGTGGAAAGCGACAACGATCAGATTAAAACCCTACGCCACACTTACGCCACACAGCGAACCGCATTGAATGCTTGTAAACGCCACTTTGAAAAACTGCAACGTGGCGTGGCGACCTTTAGCCTAAACCTTGCGGAAGGTAATGCGGAGCTAATCCCCGAAACTACAGTAAACGTGGTGGGCTTTAAAGCCGAGATTGACTCGAATGCGTGGATAGTGACGCAAGTTACTCATTCGATTTCTGAGAACAGCGGATTTACTACGGCGATTGAGTGTGAATTGAAGGCTTAAGTTCAAGCTATTCACATGATTATTCTCCATTTTTATGCTAATCTAATATACAAAAACATATAGGTTTATTTATAGTACTATGAAATATATTGAATTTAGTGATTTTATAAAGAAAGATATAGCAGTAGAATCTACAAAGTTTAACTTTATCAGCCTATTTTCAAGTGCAGGTATTGCCGACTATGGATTAAAAATGGCAGGCGGTAAATGTTTGGCTGCTTGTGAGATAGATCCAAATAGAAGAAACACACATAAAGAAAACTTTGATTGTCCGATCTTCGAGGATATAAAACAAGACAAGGATAAAATAGTAAGTACCTTCAAAAATAAAGAGGTTGATTTAATTATTGCAACTCCCCCCTGCCAAAGTTTTAGTACTGCTAACTCGATGAGAGGAAAAAGACAGGATTATTTACACGCAGAAAAAGACATTCGAAATACCTTATTTCTTGATGCTACATATATCATAAATAAATTAAAGCCTAAGTTTGTGGTTTTTGAAAATGTTCCTAATTTTCTAGAACGTATTGTTAGAGATACTGGCTCAGAGATCATTGACAAAATTGGAAATATTTTAGAAGAAAAACTATCAGATTATATGGGATGGAAAGGCAATTTATGTTGTTCACACTTTGGCGTACCGCAAAGTAGAAGGCGTTCGCTTGTAATTTATATTCGACGTGATATTGCTCAAAAACATTCAGTCAAGGAAGATGCATTAAATCCATTGTTATGGAATAAATTAATTCAAAATACACCTAATAATTTAATAAGCTTGTTTGATAAATTACCTGACCTAGATAGTGCAACAGAAAGCTCTGCATTCTGTGAAACAGACAAATTACATATCGTGCCTGTTTTAAAAGAACATCATTATTCCTGGGTTAAAGATATCCCCCCTTATTCAGGTAAAAGTGCTTGGGAAAATGATTGCCCAAGTTGTCATATGCAAATAGAGTTTGGCAAAGTTTATTGCCCTCATTGCAATCAACCTTTAATAAATCGTCCTCACATAAAAAATGCTGATGGATCAATTAGAGCTATTAAAGGTTTCAAAACAAGCTACCGTAGAATGTCAGCATCAGGATTAGCTTCTACAATAACTACGAATAGTAGTGCATTTAGTAGCGATATAAAATTACATCCTGTACAAAATAGAGTATTAAGCGTACGTGAGTGTGCCTTAGTACAGACGATACCCTATTCTTTTAAATGGCCAGAAGAACAGTTTATTCGAAAAGCCCATCGTATAAGAGAAATGATAGGTGAGGCTGTACCTTGTGCTGTCACCTATCATATAGGGAATATTATTTCTAATGTACTCAATCAGCAGATTTAATCTGCTGGTTATACTTATCCATCATCGCTTTTATATCCTCGTCATTTTGAGCCATCTGCTGTAAGAATTCTTCAATTTCTTTCCCCCCCCAGTCAATAGCATCTTGAGGGTTTTCATCAGTAACCAGTAAAAGAGCTGTCAAGAAAGTAATATATTCTTGACGAGATCTTTTTAATAATGTATCCCAAGACATAAATTCAAGCGAACTATGGTCATCTACTTTCTTTTCAACATCTTTATCTAAAGATCTTGCAATTAAAATACCTTTTACATTTGTACTACTATATGTCTGCTCTAAAAATTCAACATAACTTCTTAATTGAGCAAAGTTATCATAATTTGCTGTATCATTTGCTTTTAATTCAATAACCAAAAACTCGAGATCGTTAGAAGTACCAAGGAAAACAAAGTCAGGCTGTGTACGTCCATTTCTTAGTGATATATCACGAGTTCCCCACCCATATTCTTTTTTCGCTTTGTTGATAACGGTCGTTAAACTCTGTCTTTGTGTGAACTTTTCATATGTGTGACTAATAATCCAAGGGAAATCTTCCAACAATTCTTGTAAAGGCGTTTCTTTACCTGCTTCGATCCGCTCTTTTAATTTAGTCAAAGCAAATACACGTTGAGCAAAGGTTCTCGTTAAGTTTAAACTTTGCGGTACTAATTCATTACTTAATTGAAGTAAGGTATGATGTAATTGTTCTAAACTGTTCTCTTTTACATCATTCCATAATTTTTTTACCATACGTCTAGAAGGCTCATTTGTCCAACTTTTTGCTAGAGCTTCAGTGACTTCCTCTTTTTTCTTTTTGTCTTTTCCTAGCGACGGTGTTATATCATTCAGTAATTCACTTAAATAACTCTTTTCTTTTTCATTTAATCTTATTTTTTTGTTATTAGTTACTATACTATTGATTATTTCTGTATTTTCTTCTTTATCTGAATTTTTTCGATGCTCTAAATACTGATCCAAAGCTTTTCTTGTCATTTCCTGACCTTTAGTAAAAAAATCTTCAAAAGCTGAATTTTCCCAATTAATAGATGTTCTATCTGTAGAAATCAAATCTTCTTCTAATTCTTCTATAAAATCAGCTTCAATAACCCCATACATATAGCGAGAGAGAATTTCTCTACCTTGCACTTTAAAGAAAAAAGGGCGATCCTGAGCAATTTTTCCATGAGCATAAATACCAATACCAGCATGTTCAGTAGGCCATTCAGCCTCTTTGACAAAACCTATCCAATATTTAATGGGCTTAAACTCCCCATTGACATTTATATCTATGTTAATAGTTCCATCACTAGGAATTCTAAGTTCCCATGTCGGTAATGCACTTTTTTCATCAATTAGCGTATTATTAATATAAATTTTAAAATCAGGTCTATTTAATGTTACTGTAAAACGTTGACCAATAGATTCAACGAGTAGCTTAGGAGATATAGCTTTCTTTAACTTTAACTCAGTTAAAATGATTAAAGTTCCTGTTGTATTAGTATTTTTCTTATCATCAAGAAATGAATGAATATGAGATTGGAGAAATCTATAATTATTTGGAATATTAGAGATCTCATAAGAGGATAGCTCTTTATTAAAGATAATAAAGTCAGGACGATATTGTTCGACAGAAGAGGTCTTTCCGATAGTTATCATCTCATCATAACTAAAACGCAACCAATTTATTTTTTTATCTTTTACAGTTATCACATGCATTTGACGACAAATACCAAAGGGTGCTAACTTACCAATCCCTTTTCTTCCCATTGGTTTTCGTTGTGTGTTTTTAGATATTTCCCTTTGTTCTTCCAATGTATTGTATTTAGATTTACCAATAACAAGATAAGTATTTTTTAAAACATCTATATCCATCCCACAGCCATTATCATTGACAGAAATAAACTTATTAGTTTCATCATTAACTATGTCAATTTTTAACTCTGTTGCATTAGCATCCCAAGCATTTGAAACAAGTTCAGCAATAACATTAGTGGGTTTATTTTGGTATAGTTTTAAACCTAAATGTTCTACTATATTATGGGATATTTTCATTGATGGATATGGTGAAGTTTGCATTTTTTGTCTCCGTTTTTAGCTATTGTCACTTTTTACTTAGATTTTAAATTTATGCTCATTTTTCTAATTGTTGCCATATTTCCTGTAGTTAGTTTAATCAGAACCTCATTTTATAACTAATTATTTTGATTTTTAGTAATTTTTTTTATCTAAGCTCGATGATTCTTTAAATCCCATAAACTGCAATGATGAAGAAGGCGAAATGTTAGAAGAATGGCTGTGTCAATTTATCGATTCTCTTTCGCCAAAAGAATTATCTTGCTTACTTACCTAAAATTCTTAGGTGTAAATTTAAAATACGGTGAAGCTATCTTTACCCAAACCGCTTCAACTGTTGCGATTGACCAAAAACCTTTCCTTACAACAAGGGCAAATATAATGTGCGTGTACGGTGGACGATGAAAAATTATCTGTGGCAATGGCACTCATTAAGGCACGTTCGAATTTGAGTGAGATAACTTTTTCCTTCCCCTCCCAACAAACGGGGCAAATTTTACGAGAGATGCCGTCTGTGGTGGCTTCATAAAGCATTATCGGGGCATATTCTCCTTCAATCATCACAGGCTTAACACTTGCTCTTGTCGCAAGTTTTTGGGCTAATTCTTCATTCTGGAGTTTTAACATATCAATGGCATTTTGCATTTGTTCCACCTTTTTTACTAAATCAATAGCGATGGCTTTAGCTTGCAAAATTTCTGATGAATTTTCAATCTTTTCTGTGAGTGAATTTAAATAATCTGCCTGTTTTTTGATAAGTTTCGCACCTTCAACCGCAGATAAAACATCTCCAATAACCATAAATCCCCCTATTTCACCACCCACACATCTATTGTATATTAGCTTGCACATTGCCTTTGCCAGACTGTACAAGCGAGGTAGTTTGTTGAGTGCCACTTTTTGCAAAGTCACCCTCTTCTAGGCTGGTGAGTAATTTTAATTTTTGTTTGAAATCCAATTTGGCAAAGCGTGCTAGAAGTTCGGTTTCCATTTCGTCTTGGGTATTTTCTTCTTTCCCCAATACTAACCAATCTAAAGTTAGAGAATGGGTATTAGCAAACTCAATAGCTACTTCAAAAGGAAAGTTATTTCTGTTTCTCCAATTTCTTATTGTTGATGATGGTTTGTTGATAATTTGAGCTAATTCATCATCTGTACTGACAGATAAGACTGACTTCATTCGTTCAATAATTGAGCGACTATTTAATATATCCATAAAAACCCCTTACAATGTCGCAAAATTGGTTGCAATGTCGCAAAATGAGATATAAAATACTTCACAACAAAGCAAAACCGATCAAAATGGATCGTTTTAATAAAATGAGCTAACAATATCAATAAACACAAGGGGTGTCTAGATGGAAAAAGGTGATCTCAGTCACAAAACTGGGAGAAAAATCCGCCCGACGCGTGAAGTGTCTGTGGCGTTTCATATGACGTTAAACGAGGAAGAAGGCATTGCCTTTGAGAAAGAGCGTGAACGTTTGGGGCTCGCCACTAAGGCGGCATTGGGGCGGATGTTAATCCGTCAGGGATTGGGGTTGGCTGTTTGATGAAAGAAGCCTTAAAGGCAAGGGGGGAAAGAAATGAGTGATTTTGTAAAAGCAATTCCATTTTTTGCGGAATTTGCAAGAAAAGAAGGTCCAGAAGCATTGGCTAACTTTTTTGAGTTTATTGCGGCTAATTCGGAGGTTGAACCGGAGGGAGAAGGTATTTCAGAAGAAAAAAGCCCTGTTAAAACAGAGCTTGAAACACCTAACGAAACAATACCGCCCATTCTTCTGGTACAGACTTCGGAATCTTTATCCGAAGCCGACAAGCTGTGGGTGGAGCAGACTTTTGATAGAGTGTGTAAAGTGATGTCGCCAGAGGATAGTATCCGTCTTCGAGCAATATTGATAACCATGAAGACAATTCTTTCTCGAATGACGCTCTTGTATTCCCATAGTTGCCAACTAGCAGCGTTATTGTTTCAGTCGCGGTTGCTATTGCGTCCTCTACCCGTGGATTCTCACGAAGTGAGATCGCATAAGCTAGCCCTAATAGAAGAATGTGAGCGTGTGAGTCTGGAACCTTCGAGAAGATTCCTCTAAGTAAATTAAGCGGTTCAGAGATTTCTTGTAGTTCACGCATAGGTACTCCTTGTTGAGTGAGTGGAAGTTTGATTATAAACAAAGGCAAATTTTGAGATCAATTGATGTGTTAATACGAGGAGAAAAGGGAATGTGTGAGAAAGTTAAATGCCCTGTGGGTGCAGGGCTTGCAGAATGGGCGGATATTGGCAGTTTTAGCGAGTATTTACGCTTTCGAAAAAGTTCAGCAAATGACCGTGGAGCGTTTCCAAATCGTCAAGGAGAAAATCATCGTCCGTCTGCTCAATTAATTGAGAGATGTAAGTTGCGTAGCCTTGCAAAGCGTCAATCTGTGATGGTTCGACAAGTTTTTGAAACTCGTCAATCAGCTGAAAATAGCGAGTGCGTAGGGTGTTAAATGTTGCTTCGTCCGTAGTTTGTAGAGCCGTTTCTAAGGCTTGAAAGGTAAGCGGTAATTTGCGTGGGTCGAACTGCAAGCGACTTTTTAAGGTTTTAAGTTGGTCTTTGGTAAGTTGTGCAACAATCGCTTTTGCAAATTGTCGCTCTGGATTAAGCATTGAAATATTTTCAAATTGTGTTGGGTTCATTCTGATTTCCTTTTTTGAGTGAATGGAAATTGAATTATAAACAAAGGTAGGTGATATCAGCAAAATATAACCAAAAACAAACCGCTTGCATATTGGGGAATGTGCAAGGGGAAAACTGAGTTGAAAACGTGGGGGCCGTTGGGGAACGGCAGAAAAAAGTGGAAAAAGGATATCGCCGAAAGGCAGGGGAATAAATGGCAAATTCGAATAACTACGGTAAAAAAGGCGTGATGTTGAGTTGCCCTAGATGTGAGCATCCGTTGAATATCATCACATCGGAAAGACCAACACTACTAACAGTTAAAGCTAGAATAGTTTGTTGTAATCCAAGATGTGAAGGATTTCGTAGTGATTTTTTAGGGGAAATGTTGAACTTTTCATTGGCGACATTTAGACCAGCTCCAGAAGTCGCAAGTTGGACGTTATCTGAAGTTAAAGTCAAACGAAAAGACGAAAATCAATTAGAACTTCATATTCCTGAAGAATAAATCCTTAAGAATATTAGTGTAAAAAATCGCCTTTTTATTAAAGGGCTGGTTTTTTGCACCCTGAAAACAGGAGATTGAACAATGAGTAAACAATTTAGATGTAATCAACGCTGGCGTATGAACAGACAGATGAAAGACCGCCGTCGGTTAAATCTGTTTTTGGTGGAAAAACGTGTGCGTCATTTGGAAGGTCGTCAGGAAGTGGTGACGCTGGATTTAGAAAATACCCACGATTTATTGACGGCGCTAGAAACAAAGGTGGCAACGTTGGTGGCTGAGAAGAAAGCCCGTGAGCAAGCAGAGAAAGAGTTGCAATGGGTTGCCTATCCAAAACCGAAAAGCCTTGTTTGTCGTTTGTGGCAGTGGTTGCTTGGGGTGTTGTGTAGTAAGGGTAATCCGTAGGGGGGATGTATGGAAAAGGAAGAACAAAGAAAGACGGAACAGATAAATGACCTATTCCGTTTACGCGAAGAGGTGCGACTTCTCGAAGGGCATTTTATTCAACAGCAGGCTAACTTGTTGATTTTGCAAGATAGGATTGCAACGCTTTTAAAATCACGGGCATTTCTTGAGCCAACACCTGAACAATATGAGGCGGTTGAGGCTGAGATAAATCAAAGTCGTAAACAGCTCGAAGATTTAATACAGCAAAGCCCATCTTTTTTATGTCCTCAGCAGTGAGTGGTTCTGACATTTGAATAATTTGCTGTTGTAAAGCGATAAGTTGTTCAAGGTTTTTCATAGGGTATTCCTTTTTAGGTCAATGGAATACCCATTATAGCAAAGTGGGTGAATATGATGAATGTGAGTGCTTGGACGGAAACGTTACGCAATCAGATGATAGCGGTACATAAAAGCCAGTGTTTACCTAAAAATCGTGATGAGTGGCTTTTATTGCGTGAGCGGTGGAACCGTTATACCGCAGAACATCGGGCTTTTGTGTTGCGTGTGGCAGGTATTGAGGGGAATTTTCCCCTTGAAAGATATAGCGATACGCAAAAAAGAGCGATTGCGACGGCAATTGCAGATGTGAATGCTTTTGCGAAAGCTGACTTTGCACTGATTTCTCGTATTCGTAAATTTTGGCGTGACTTAGAAAAGGGGGATTAATCAATGAGAACAAGATTCTTTTTTTATACATTTTGGCGTGAAGCCTATTTACGCACTTATCGCCCTGTGGCGTTCAAAATGATGATGTATTACTTCGATAAATTGGCGTTATGCAAGGGGCAAGTATGCGTACCTTAATTCAGTCGGGCAAGCATATTATTCGCTTTCAAGGTGGGACTTTTCAGGTTTATCGCTTGGTGCGTAATCGCTTTGGCGATGTGATTTCTGAAGTTCACGTTGAGAGTTATGGGGCGTTTTCCCCTGCTATTCGTAAGTTAGTCCAGCAAGCTAAACAAGTCAGCGAGAATAAACGTAATGGAAAGTATCCAGTGGAACTATGAACAACGCTCAGCCGAAGTTGATGCTGAGCGTGCATTGTATTCGGCGGAGTTGCTGAAAAATCGGCAAAACCGACCGCTTGTTAAGCCGACGTTGCAAGATGCTCAGGCAACATCAACGCAGATTGAGTTGTTTGAGTTGGTGGGGCGTGATAGTTATGAGTATGTCGAAGCCTTGATCCGTCGTTTGCCGTCATTGCGTCAGCGTGAGCATTTCCGTAAGTTGTATTTACGTGAGTATCACGCTGTTGTTGATGACGGTTCGATTGCCTTTTCGTTTGGGCAGACGCAGTTATTCCAGGCGAATACGTTTATTCGTGAGTTGCTTGAAAACCGTTTGGGCAAGGTGTTTGAGCAATATAACTTTGACCTTGCGTGGTTGAGTATGTCGCTGTCGGAGAAATGGCAGTGGGCGTTAGAGCAAGGGCAAGCCTATCAAGCTGAGCATTATCGCACGGTGGTTGGGGCGTTTGATGATGTGGCTCGTGAGCGTGAAACAGACGAGCGTAAGAAAAAATTGCCTTTCTATCTGATGACCGAACATAAGTTGTCGGTGATTGCCGATCATCTCTCTTTTTTACTTCGCAAAATTCAAACCGATTTTTTCACAGAGCAAGCCAATACAGGCAAGGCGTTTAGTGATGCCGAAATTCAAACGATGGTGGTTGATATTTACCGTCGTTGTGGCTTGTTGTGTGAAAAGATTGGGCTGTCTTTGCCTTATTGGGCGACCTTTTCATTTAGTGATGGCGATGATGATTTTGTGCCAAATATGAAATCTATTGAGATTGCAATCAATAAAAGCCAGTGCGAAAAGTTTTGGCTGAAGGCGTTGAAGAAAGCACAAAAGCAGATGGTGGAGCATTTGGCGATTGCCTGCGGTGAAGTGCGTAAGGGCGTTGCACCTTATATCTCTGAAAAGAGTTTTGGCGAGTGGAAGGCTCAGAAGAAGAAAAATTTTGAGTTTCTCGACCGTATGATTTTGCAAAATTTGGACGATGAAGAAGAACAGGTCGAGTTGTTGGAGATGTACAAGCGGTCTTGTTCTAATCCGTCTGTGCGTCATCAAGAGATGATGAACTGCTTGAACGGCATTGAGCAATGGGCGGAAGAAAACGGTCACGAAGCGTTATTTTTAACGCTGACTGCACCGTCATCATTCCACGCTCAACATAGTAAAGGCGGTGAGAATAAGAAGTGGTCGGGGGCAAGTCCAAAGCAGACACAGGCTTATTTGAATAAGGTGTGGGGGCAGTATCGTGCGTTATTGAAAAAACGGGCGATTAAGTTTTATGGAATGCGTGTAGCTGAACCGCACCACGACGGCACGCCACACTGGCATTTGTTGGTGTATGTGGCGAAAGAACACATTGATGAAGCGATTGATCTTTTCCGTAAAAAAGCGTTGGAAGTGGACGGCAATGAGCGTGGGGCGAGTGAACATCGTTGCAAAGTGGAACGTTGCGATAAGAAAAAAGGCTCTACGACAGCGTACATTGTGAAGTATATCTCGAAAAACTTAGGCGGTAAGAATGTTGCTCACATCTCTGATGAGGTAGAAGGCTTGTCGTTTAAGAATAACGCTAGCCGTGTGCGTGCGTGGGCGAGCTGTTGGGGTATTCGTCAGTTCCAATTTTACGGCGTGAGTTCTATCGGGGTGTGGCGTGAATTACGTCGTTTAGCCAAAGGGCAATGTGGCGATGCAGTAATCGAAAAGGTTCGTGTGGGTGCGGATTTAGGCGATTACGCTTTTTACCTTGACCAACAAGGCGGAGGCGGTGCAACCCGTGATCAGTGGAAAATTAAATTAGTCTATGAAGATACAGAGGAGAATAAGTATGGGCAAGTAAATAAGCGTATTGTTGGGGTTCGTAATACGTTGAAAGATGTTGCGGAGTGGGTCAAAACTCGTCTTAAGAAGTGGGGTTTTGTTCCTAAATCTCGCCATCAATCCGAAGAGAGCGAGCCTTCTAATATTACGGGGCGTAGCCCCGCTTGGACTTGTGTCAGTAACTGTAACCCTAAGCATAGCAAGGGTTTAGTCAATTCTTATGATGATATTCCATTGATTGATGATGAAGAAAATCTTGTTGTGAAAAATTTAACGGAGCATACACTCTTAAAAGCGCTTAAACTGCGTGAAAATTGGATAAAAATACTTAAATTCCAACGCAGAATACAGTTTACAACGGTTGAATTTTATGCGCTTGCCCAAGGCAAGCGATTACCTGTACTTGATGTTTCTCCTGCATATCGCCAAGTCAATACGACTATGGTCAGTATGGAACATTCACCAATACCTGATGAATACTTGCAATACCAAGGCTTTGATTTGATTTTATTCAATGGCAAGTTAATTAAAACTAACCGCTCAAACGAGGAACTTTATGAGAAAGTATAAATTTACGATCAATTTTAATGTAAAAGGCTCTACAAACTGTTATTCAACAGTTCTACTTGTTCCGGCAATGATAGTAGACAACAATGAATTAAGCGATTTAAATTCATTCATTGGAGAAAAAGCTATTAAAAAAGCAATTTTAGATGTGAGTGCGATTGGGCAATTTTCTGTAGTAAATCAAATTTATCAGGGTGAGGAAATCAACGATGTTTTTTTTAAAATGAAGATTTTGGGTTTTTATACCGAAATTATTCATTTCAAGATTTCTGCTATAAAGTGGAATTCAATAGGAGAAATGAAACGTTGGAACTATATGAGTGAACAATACTTTGAGCAATTGGAATGGAAAGTTGAAATTACTCAAATTGAAGACTAGGAAAAATTATGTTGCATTTTATTTTAAAAATGGCGTATAGTGTGCGTGCTTTCGCAAAATCGGAAGCCGAGCGTGGAAACTCGAATTTACTATCGGCGAATAATAGCACGCCTTTAACTCGTGCTTTTTTTATTCGTTGCACACGCACACCCAAAGAAAACGCCTTAAGCGTTCTTCTCTCTATGGTAGCGTGTAGCGGGCAAGGTTTAACCCTTGGCTGTTTACCGATAGTAGCAGTTTTCCACCCCGTTGCACGCTATCGCCCAATCACCGTGGAAAGTGAAGCGATAGCCCCAATCAATCAACTATCGGAGCTATCAGCAATGATCTACAAATTTCTACTATTAGGCAAAAACCGCCTAACTATTCGCATTCGTGCCAACTCAGAAGCAGAAGCACGCCAACGCTTACAACTCTCAAATAATGCCCTATGCATTGCAAGATTTAACGACAATCTCACCGCTTGCAACCAAGTAAAAGGGGGGATTTATGCGTAATCAACAAACAGAACGCCAAGGCTATCATGTACCTTTCCCGCCCCTAGATGAATTATGTGGATATGCAAGCCTTCAATCTTTCGAGCAAACACAAGAAAGAAAAAGCGAGATGCAAGAAAAATTATTTTTCTTTCAAGTGAACCTAGAAATTTCTAGCTCAATCCCTTTTATTTATGACTGCATCAGAGAGCAAGCCCCAAACTGGCAAGCGTTAAACGCTAGCATTGAGGCAATGATAGAGCTACACAAAGCCTACAATCACCATATTAGAGAACAATTCAATCAATTAGAAAAAGAGATTTTAATAGAGCGAAAGTAATTTAAAAGCCAAAGGAGATGAATAATGCAAACTTACATAGTAAATCAAACGATATGGAAACGTAACTTATTGATGATGAGGTAAAAATGGAAAAGCAGAATATACAAGCGGTCAGTAATGAGGAGAATTTAGTAACAAAAAATGAGCCTGATATTGAATTTATTAGGTTAGGCGAAGCAGTGAGATTATTTGGAGTATCTCGAGCTACATTTGACCGTTGGCAACGGAAAGATTCGGAGTATTATATTCCAGACTTTCCAAAGAAAATTAAAATTGGGAATTTTTCCTTTTATGTTCGGTCGGAAATTCGAGCTTATATGCAAAAGCTGATAGATGAACGCTAAAAAAGGCCCCACATTATTATGATGTGGGGCTTTGTTTTTAGACAAGTGGCTTCCAACGTAAGCCTTGTTGTTCAAGATAATTTCCCCAGTAGTCCATTATTTCTATTCGTTCCTTGAGATAGTCGTGACGATTATAAACTCGTCTTACTGAGGAGCCTTTAATTTTATGAGCAAGTACCATTTCTATAGCATCGGGATTAAAATTCTGTTCATTAAGATGTGTGCTGATTAAAGCACGCATTCCGTGTGAGGTGAAAATACCTTTATAGCCGTTCCTTTTCATTGCTCGATTAACTGTTTCGCTACACATTGGGCGGTCGCCTCCCTTAAAATGTGGAAAGACAAAACGGGAATGTCGGCTGAATGCTTTCATTCTTTGCAGTATGTCAAGTGATTGCTTGGAGAGTGGCACGATATGCTCTCGTTTTTTGTAGCGTGATCCTTTCATTTTTTCTTTGGGGATTCGCCAAAGTCGGTTTTCCCAATCTATTTCTCGCCATTCTACTGCAACGGCTTCAGATGGGCGAACACCAGTAAGCAGGTTCCAGAAAATCAGATGTTGGGTATATGGCTCAATATTGGCAAACATCATCTTGGTAATGAAGGTTGGAAGTTCTTCAATAGGTATTGTAGGATTGTTTTCTGCAGGCTTGTAATGAAATGCTTTTTTTGCTTTGTGGCAGTTGTGCATTTCGATAAGTCCGCAATTTTCGGCGTGGTCCATTATGCCTTCAACGCTACGCAGTACTTTTTCAATGACAGAGGTATGACCTTTGCGATAGACAATTTGTAAGGTATCAACTAATAACTTTGAAGTGATACGTTCAACTTGAATGTCGGCAAGAGTTGGGAAAATGTGTAATTCTAAACGTCGCCAATCTTCTTCCATTGTTTCTTTCGTTACTTTAGAAGATTTAAATACTTTCCATTGTAACGCTACTTTGTAAAACGTTTTTTCTAGATTATCTAGTATTTTTCGCTCAATTTTGCGTTTGTGTTCTTGTGGGTCAATACCTTGTCTGATGAGTTCTTTGAGTTCATTTTTCTTTTCCCTTGCCTGTCTAAGCGAGAGATTCGGGTAATAGCCTAACGTGATGGATGTTCTCGCTTTGGTTATAGGCTTTTTATAATCAAGACGCCAAACTTTATTTTTCTTTGTTACTTGTAAAATTAAACCTTCGCCATCTCGTAGTAGTTCGCCTTCGGTGGCATTTTTGATGTCTAAGTTTGATAGAGGTTTTATTAAAATTGCCAT